GTGAAAATTAGCGGGTTAAGCATCCGCAAGCCGTGCAGCTTAGTAATCGGCTGGCCGTGATCGTCAGTGACGTGGCGAATCAGGTCTTTCATCCGCGCCACGGCGAGGTTTGGGCGTTTAACGTCGTAGTCACCGCAACTACCGATTGCTACGCGCGGATATTCATTGCAGAGCCTGATAAAACGCTCATCGGATTCGTTCATGTGCCAGACCGGAACGCCGAAAAACGCGCCGTGCGGCCACTCATCCAGTAGCGACTCGTTCTCGGCCTCGCCGCCGTCGATGACGTCAGGAATGATCGCAAAGTCAAAGCCAGGGTGGTTTTTCCATCTCGCGACGAACTCGTAATAATCACTCCAGTCGATTTTGTTTTTTCCAGCTGCTTTCCATGCTGTGAATGCGCCGTTGTCCAATGCGAATGACTGACAGTATTCAGATGCCAGATTTATCTGGCCGGCATGGGCGAACGAGATGAAAGCATGCCTCGCTCGCCACGCCTTTAGCGCGCAGGTGTCAGGGGTTATTGGCCCGCCGTGGTAATGGATCATACCTGGCTCCCGCGAAGCTGTGCGGCGTACAATTCAACCCACTCAGCCATTTCCACTGCACCTTTCATCTGCGTGTCGCTGCTGCGTCTTGCGAGCCAAGCACAATCCTGGAATGTCCTGCCAAAGCGGCGCTCTACCTCCTGTTTGGCTGCCTCGAAAGCCGCGTCAAGAATTGCCGCCCGCTGTTCGTTCACCCATGCGTCCGCTGCCGGTAGAGTGGTAGCCAACTCCTGCTCAGCCTCACTTTGATGCGCGTCAGTGACTTTGTTGGTGTAGGTGTAAGTGATTCGGTCACACTCGCGAGCCCAGCACAGTACCTGGTCGCGCAAGTAAGCGTTGTCAGCATTAACAGTGTTACGTTCAGCCGCCAGCGCATCACTACGCGCACTCTGCACGTCCAGCGCAGATGCAAGCTCGGTCACCATCTTCGCAATCGTGATGATCGGCGTGTCGTCACTCATTGCCGCTGCAAATTCGTGTCCGGCGCGTACCAGATGTTTAGTTTTGTCACCCATCATTACCCCCGCTTACCCGTTTAACTTGTTGATTTGTTTGATATCAAAAAGGATCGTTATTTGATGCCACTTCCAAATCTCGCTATTAGCAGCGCATCAGCGATCGCCTGCCCTTTGGCTTTTGCGTCAAGAAATCGCAGTTCGGGATAAAGCTGAATTGCCCGGCTGCGTGCCGCATCCTTGTCACTGCCAATCAACCCTGCCGCCTTCTTCCAGGCCTGTGGCGTAACCAGCGTGTAGGGGATGTTCAGCCCCTGTAGTAACCCCTCAGCAACGCCAGCTGCGTGACCAAAGGTGAACATGCTGGCCGTTCCCTGCCCCGGCATGGCGCCGACCTGTTCCAGAAATGCCTCGTTGATTTGGTATTTCTTGAGCCATGCGGCTGCGGCTGCGCCGTTTACCCTGGACTTTGTGCCGACTTTGATGGTTGGCATGTTCAGGTGGTCGATGTACCCGCCCTGCTCTGTGATGAGAACAAGAGCGCCGCTGCATCCAGGGTCTATCCCTAAAATCACCATGCTTTACCTCTTAGGTAATTTAAAACCACAT